CGCCCGACCCGGTAGCGGCCGGCCCCCTGCCGGCCGGCCTTTCGGCGGCGCCTCAGACCACCGGGCGGTGGAAGTCCGCGGCCGGGGCCGAGGGCGCCGGGGCGCTCGCCATCGCGTCGAGGCCGCGCGCGGCGCGGTAGGCCGGGATCGCGGCGGCGAGGATCCGCACCGAGGCTTCCAGATCGCGCTTCTCGAGCACGTAGGCGATCCGCACCTCGTCGCCGCCGAGCTCGGGGGAGGCGTAGAAGCCCTGGGCCGGGGCCACCATCTTTCCCCGAGCCGTCCCCGGAGATGGTGCGCAAAGTCGAAGCCTTGATGGAGGAGCGGGCCCGAGATCCAGACTGGATGCAGAAAAACCTGGAGTTGATCCGGAACGCTTGACGCCCCGCCCTGACCGGGCGCATACTCCGACGCAAGAGTAGTACCGGGAGCACCTAGAGGCCCCGCTTGGCCAAGTTGGCCGGGCGGGGCTTTCGGCGTTCTGGGCCCCCGGGAGCGCTGGCCGGCCGTGCCGGAAGCGCTCATCTCACGCGGGCCGTGCCCGCAAACCACTGGCCGTGCCAGGGAGAACCCGATGAGTGAACCGACGACTGATCCCCAGAACCCGCCCCAGGGGCAGGGTGATCCGAAGCCCGAGCCCGGCAGTGCCGGTGGGGGCGAGGATCTCGCCGCGACCCTGAAGGCGCTCCGATCGAGGCTCGACTCGGTCTACAAGGAGCGCAACGAGCTGCTGAAGCGGTTCGGAGATCTCGACCCCGAGGCGGCTCGTGCGGCGTTGCAGGCGCAGGCCGACCGCGAGAAGGCCGACGCCGAGAAGAAGGGGGAGTGGGAGCGCCTGCGCACCAAGCTGGCCGAGGAGCACGGCAAGGAGCTTGAGAAGGAGCGCGCCACGGCCGCACGGCTGCGGTCGGCCCTCGAGCGGCAGATCGTGCGCGCCGAGGCGGTCCGCGCGATCGCCGCGGCGAAAGGTGATCCCGATCTCCTCCTGCCTCACGTCCTCGCCTCGGTCGAGGTCGTCGAGGAGGGTGACGAGTTCGTCGCGCGAGTCCTCGACCCGAAGGAGCGGGGCAAGCATCGGTTCGACTCGAAGGGCGAGTACATGACGATCTCCGAGCTGGTGACCGCGGATCTCCGGGAGCGCTTCCCGCGAGCGTTCGAGGGCTCCGGCACGGGCGGCAGCGGGGCGACTGGCTCCGCTGGCAGCGAGGGAGGCGGCGCAATCGTCCTTTCCCTCGATCAGGCGAAGGACCCGGCAACCTACCGCCGGGCGAAGGCGGAGGCCGAGAAGCGGGGGGTCCCCCTGCGTCTCGCCTCCTGAACCGCGCCGGCCCGCTGACGGGCGGCGCTTGAAAGGGAGCGCCCCAGATGGCGACCAACACGCTGTCCGTCTACAACCCGATTTTCTACGCCCAGGAGGCCCTGCTCGCGCTCGAGAAGAACCTCGGCATGGCCAGTCTGGTGCACCGCGGCTACGACAAGCAGCCGCAGCAGCGCGGCTCGGTCATCGCGATCAAGAGCCCCGCGACCTTCTCGGCTGAGGACGCGCCGAGCTCGGCGCAGGACCTGGTGGCTGGCGAGGTCCAGATCACCCTCGACCAGTGGAAGGAAGTCAAGTTCGAGCTCACCGACAAGGAGCTCTCGGCGACTGGCGAGGAGATCATCCGCGATCACATCCGCCCGGCCGCCTACGCGCTGGCCGACGACATCGACCAGGCGCTGCTGAAGCTCTACAAGTTCATCCCCTGGTATCACGACGTCGCTTCGACCGCGGCGCACACGGATCTCCTCTCGGCTCGCAAGATCCTCCGCGACAACAAGGTCCCGCTCCACGACGGGAACCTCTTCGCGGTGGTCGACAGCGACATGGAAGCCGACCTGCTCGGCAACTCCGCCTTCACGCAGTACACCGGGGCCGGTGATGCCGGCGTCACCGCGCAGATTCAGGGTAGCCTCGGCCGGCGGTTCGGGATGGAGATCCTGGCGAGCCAGAACATCCAGACCCACACGAAGGGGTCGGCGAGCACCGGCACGCTGGCCGCGAACGGGGCGGCAGCGGCCGGCGCGACGAAGGTCAACCTGGACGCTGCTGCGGTCACCGGAACCCTGGTGGCTGGTGACTCGCTCGTCTTCGCTGGGCACTCGCAGCGGTACGTCGTGACGGCGACGGCGACCGCGAATACCAACGCCTTCACGAACGTCGCCATCTACCCAGCGCTGAAGGAGGCCGTGGCGGACGACGAGGTCGTCACCGTCAGCCTCGACAACCACAGTGCCGCGCTCGCCTTCCACCGGCACGCCTTCGCGCTCGCGACCGCGCCGCTCTCCGAGCTTGGCGGGCAGCTCGGCGCGAAGATCGCCACGGTCGCGGATCCGCAGACCGGGCTCTCGCTGCGCAGCCGGCTCTTCTACGACGGCGGCAACTCGAAGGTGATCGTGGCGCTCGACGTGCTCTACGGGGTGAAGACCCTCGAGCCGAACCGAGCGGTGCGGCTCCGCAACTGAGCGGCTGGGGAGTGGCGGGCGGGGCTCGGTTGCCCCGCTCGCCTCCCCGTCCGAGAGGAGGAACGCGATGAAGTACGAGCTCTGCGCGGTGAAGGACCCGGCCGATCCCAGGCGCAGGCTGCTGATCCGCGCCCAGGACTTCGAACCCGGGATCCACACGCCCTGGGAGCCCCAGTCGGGACCGAGTGACGAGGAGACCGCAGAGGGGCCTCCGACGCCGAAGCAGCCGCGCAAGCAGAAGGGACGCAACGGGTGAACGCTCGGCGCGCCAAGGCCCTGCGGCGGGCAGCGCGAGCTGCGCAGCGGGACTGGGTCCGGCGCAACGCGGTCGTCCGGGTCGCGTGGTGGGCGCGTCTCGTGCTTGCGGTCCTGAGGCGGCTGGCGGCGCTCGGTGCCCCCGGTTGCAGCGCCGCGGCACGGCGCATCGGTGCCCTGGGCGTGCGGGTCGAGGTGCGCCCGCCGAGCTTGCATGGAACGGGCCGGCGGGCGGTGGCTCCCTCCCCGCGCCGCTCTCTCCTCGGCGTCTGCTCCCGCAGGCCGTCCGCCGGCCCCTTCTCGACAGCGGGAGGGGAGCTCCCGTGACCCTGATCGTGGAGACGGGCGCCGGGCTCGCTGCGGCGGAGAGCTACGCCTCGGTCCCCGCGCTCGACGCCTACGCGGTCGCGCATGGCAGCCCGGCGATCTGGTCCGCGGCCAGCCTCGAGCTGAAGGAAGCCGCGCTCCGGTATGCCACGGCCTGGCTCGACGGCCGCTACGAATGGGCGGGCGCGGTGCGCGACTCCTCGCAGGCCCTGGCCTGGCCGCGGGCCGGGGCGACAGATCCGGATGGGCGCGGGTTGACCGGGATCCCTCCACGGCTCGTTCGCCTCACCTGCCAGGCGGCCCTCTACCACCTCGAGGAGTCACTCGCAGCGCCGCTGGCGCGTGGCGGAGCGATCAAGCGCGAAAAGGTCGGTCCGCTCGAGGTCGAATACGCCGACGGGGCGCCGGCTTCCCGCACGTTCAGCTACCTGGATGACCTGGCCGCGCCACTGCTGAGCTCTTCTGCAGGTGGATACGGCGTGGTCCGGCTGGTGCGCGCATGACGCTCCTGGCGCTTACCCTCTTCGAGTCGCACCCGGAGGTGATCTCCGCGATGGTGTTCATCCTCCAAGTGCTGGTCGCCACTCTCGTGGCCGTCCTGACGGCCTACTTCAAGCGGGAAGTCGAGATGTTGCGGCGCGCGGATGCGGAGGAGCGCAGCGAGCGCAGCGAGCTCGAGAAGCGCGTCCGCTCCGAGATCGCGACCGTCTTCGGCAGGCTCTCGGCCGTCGGGGAGCGCTTCGATCGCGTCGACGCTGCTGCGGCGGATCGTCGCGTAGCCATCGCCGCGCTGGAAGCGCACTACACGGAGATCAGCCGGCGGCTGGATCAGGTGGGCTCCGAGCTTCGTGAGCTCAACCGCCTGGTGCGCGAGGTCGTGCACCGGCGTCGTGCCACGGACCATGCGGGCTACGGGGAGTGACGTGATGCCTGGAGCCATGGACAAGACTCTCCGTGCCGCGGCAGTTCGCCTGATCGGGCGTTACGGGGCGCCTATCGAGCTGCGGCGGCGCACCGGGGGCGGGTACGACCCGAATACCGGCGCGCTCGCTTCGGGGGGGCAGGTCCTCTCTGCCCCGGTGCTGGGTGTCCTCGAGCGCTTCTCCCCGGCCGAGATCGCAGCCGGAGTGGCGGAAGCCCCGGACGTCAAGGTCCTGCTCGCGGCGGCCAGCGTGGCTTCGCCGCCGCAACGAGGCGATGAGCTGGTGCTCGAAAGCGGGCGCTGTCTGCAGGTGGTGGCCGATCCGGAGCAGCTCTACTCCGGCGCGCAGGCCTGTCTCTACTCCGTGCGAGCGCGAGGCTGACCATGTTTGTCGTGCTCAACCTGGAGGAGTTCGAGAACGATTTGGATCGCTGGGTCAACGAGATCCTCCCCGAGAAGATCTCCAAGATCCAACTGAAGCTGGCGTTCGACATCTTCGCGGCGCTGGTGCGCCTCTCGCCCGTCGACACCGGCCGCTACCGCGGCTCGTGGACGATGGCCGAAGGCGCCCCGGATTCAACCGTGCAGCCGGAAGGGCCGGGCCCGTTCCCGGAGCCGACTACGCCGGCGCTCGCGGTCGCGACCACCTGGGCAGCGCTCAACGTCATCTGGCTCGCGAACCATCTGCCCTACGCCGAACGCCTCGAGGAGGGGCATTCCGGGCAGGCGCCGAGCGGGGTCGCTGCGCCCGTGCTCGCCAGCCTCGAAGCGGGTGGGTTCCTGCGCAGCGTCGCAAGCGAGGTCGACTGATGGCGTTCGGGGACGAACAGAAGGTGGTCCGCGAGGTGCTCGCAAGCTGGGCCGACACCGTGGTCGACTGGTCGGACTTCAACGCGGGGCGCTTCGAGCCCCCGGCGCCCGACCCCGCGGCGGGCGAGCAGGCCAGCTGGATCCGCCCCGCGGTGCGAGTCGGGGATGCGCGGCGCGCCGAGCTTGGCCCCGTGGCGATCCGGCGCACCACCGGCGTCGTGATCGTGCAGGTCTTCGTGCCGATCGGGGCGGGCGATGCGATCGCGGCGTCGCTCGCCGCTTCGGTGGCCGCCGTCTTCCGCGACCTCGAGCAGGACGGCATGCAGTTTCTCGAACCGCAACCGCGACCGGTCGGGCCGGAACCCGACGGCGCCTGGTATCAGGTCAACGTTGAAATCCCGTTCCGGCGGGACGAGAGGATCTAGGAGGTCCACATGGGCAGCAGCAACCGGACGCGCGTGGCCTACGTCGCCGAGAGCAACTGGGGCGTCACGCCGGCCACCCCGACTCTCACCACGGTGCGGCGGACCGGGGGGAGCCTGAAGTCTCCCACCGAAACCGTCACCAGCAACGAGATCCGGTCCGATCGCAACCGCGCGACGGTGCAGCGGGTGGGGGTCTCGGCCAACGGCTCGATGGAGTTCGAGCTCAGCTACGGCTCGCACGACGATCTGCTGGCCGCGGCTTTCGCCTCGGCCTGGACGACGGCGATCAACTTCAGCGATTCGGTCCAGATCACGGCGCTGACCGGCACCATCGCAGCGACGGGGGCGTTCACGGACGCCTTTGTGGGGCAGTGGCTCAAGCTCTCGGGCTTCACCACGCCCGGGAACAACGGCTACTTCCGGGTCGCGACGAAGACTTCTGCGAACGAGATCACGGTCGAGGACCCCGATGATGTCCTCGAGGACGAGACCAAGAGCGCGGCGATCACCTCCGGCGGCTGCCTCCGCAACGGGACGACGGAGTCGTCGTTCACCATCGAGCAGTCGCACCTCGATCTCGGCTTCTACCTCCAGTTCCTCGGCATGCGCGTCGGCGGGGTGAACCTCTCGATCCCGGCGAGCGGGCTCATCACCGGCAGCTTCGACTTCCAGGGCAAGGAGGCCACGGCCTCGGCCGCGACCATTGCGAACACCCTCACGGCTGCCGGCACCAACCCGGTCTTCAACGGCACCTCGCACTTCGCCGCGCTCACGGTGGGCGGCGCCGCGCTGGCGGACAATCTGACCGAGATCTCCGTGGCGCTCACGAACAACCTGCGGCAGCGGCGGGCGCTCGGCTCGCTCGCTCCGGTCGGCGTGATCTACGGCACGGCGGATGTCACCGGGTCGTTCCGGCTCTACCCGACCGGCAAGACTCTCATCGACAAGTACCTGAACTTCGAGGAGTCCAGCCTGGCGCTGCGCCTCGTGGGCGGGGATGGGAAGAAGAGCTACATCCTCACGATCCCGAAGCTCGTCTTCACGGGTGACCTGCCGGAGACCGGCGCGCTCGATGGCGATGTCACGCTCGATCTGAACTGGACGGCCTACTTCGACTCCGGGCTCGACTGCACCATCCAGCTCGATCGCTTCGCGGCCTGAGGACTCCCCCCGGAGCCTCGGTGTCGGGGCTCCGGGGACAACCCGAAAGGAGAGAAGGAATGTCTTACCTGTACGACTTCGACGTCGATCTCGAGACGGAGGGGAAGTGGATCGAATGGGGGGGCGGAGTGGCCTTCCTGATCGCCGCCGCTGGCAACGAGAACGCGAAGCGGCTTTCGGAGAAGCTCAACGCCAAGTACTCGCGCCCCGGGTTCCGGTCGCGTCAGCCGACGGAGGAGGAGGCGGTCGAGAACCTCCGGAAGATCGCCGCGCACGCGATCTGCCGGGGCTGGCGCGGTGACCTGCGGAAAGTCTTCGGCCCGCAGTTCGCTGACCAGCTGCGAGCGCTCGGGGTCAGCGTCGACGACGATGTCTGCCCGTCCTACACGCCCGAGGTGGCCGAAGGGCTCATGCGGCTCGAGGTGGTGCGTCCCGGGAGCACGGCGGTCAACAAGATCGGCGAACGCTTCCTGCGTGACGTGGTCCGCGTGGCGACCGAGGAGGATCTCTTCCGCGCCGAACAGGTGGAGGAGGACCGGGGAAACTGATCGAGGCGCTCCGCTGGGAGCTCTGGCGGAGCCGCCTCCCTGAGAAGGAACGGGATGCGATTGAAGAGCGCAGGCGGAGCGGCAAGTGGGTGCGACCGGAGCATCTGCCCCCGGAGATCCCCGCGCACCTGGCAGCGATCTGGGCCGGGTTCTGGGACCTCGACTCCTGTCGCATGGTCGGCATGGCTCCCGGGCGCATCCCGTACACCGCCATGCTCGCCTGGCTCGACGAGCACGGCGTGTCGGGCCCGGACCTCCGCCGCTGGCACGTCGAGCTCTGGCAGGCGCTTGACGCCGAGCTACTGCGAGAGGCAGCGAAGCACACACCCCCGGGACCGACGGAATCAGCCGGGCCTGCGAGGCCGGGCTCGCGCGTGACGAGGCGGTAGATGGCCAAGTCCTACGACGTTTCCATCAGGATCGACGCCAGGGAGGCGAAGCGGGGCGCGCAGGACGTCCGTGCTTCGCTCGCCGGCATCAAAGCTGAGGCTCGCGAGGGCGCGAGCGCGATGCGTGCCGCTGGTGGGGTCTGGGTTGCGGCGCTGGCGGCGATCGCCGGCAGCGTGGCGATGGCGTCGAAGGCGGTCCGGGCGTTGGCCGAGACGGCGCTGCAGATGGAGCCCCTGACGCGTTCCCTCACGCTCCTCGGAGGGAACGCCGCGGCGGCCGGACGCGAGCTCGAGTACATCCGCGGCGAAGCGCGGCGCCTGGGGTTGGAGACGATCTCGGCCGGCGAGGCGTACGCGAAGTTCGCGTTGTCACTGCGGGGGACGGCGCTGGAAGGCGACAGCGCGCGCAAGGTCTTCTCGGGGGTGCAGACGGCCGCGACGGCGCTGGGGCTTTCGGCGGGCGAGACGGCGAACATCCTCGACCAGCTCCAGCAGATGACGCAGCGGGGGACGGTCTCCGCCGAAGCGCTGACCGGGCAGCTTGGCAAACGGCTGCCGGGTGCTCTGGGGCTGGCCGCGCAGGCGATGGGCGTGAGCACCGAAGAGCTCCGCGCGATGGCGAAAGAGGGGAAACTGCTCGCCTCGGACCTGCTCCCGAAGCTGGCGGAGGTGATGGAGAGCACGTACGGCACGGCCGCCGCTCAGGCGGCCGACGGGCTCGGTGGATCGCTCACGCGCGTCGGCAACGCGTGGACCGACCTGAAGGTGGCGGTGCTGGAGAGCGGTCTCGACAAGGCGATGGAGGCGACGGTCCGCGGCGCCGCGCTCCTGCTCGAGTGGCTGGTCGGAGTGGTGCGCAAGGCCGCACAGGCGATCCGCGGTCTCCTGGTCGACTACCTCCAGTATCAGGCCGAGGCCACGCTGGGACTTTACCGGGCTCTCGAGAAGCTCCCCGATGCACTCCCCGGGGTGCAGAAGCTGCGCAACAAGGTGTTGGACCTCGGGGGCACGATCCTCGACCTGCGCGATTGGCTCTCCGGCACGACCGGAGAGGCCTTGGCGGCGGCTCCCGCGCTCGGGCAGGTCGAGGAGGCTGCCACGGGGCTCGGCGACAGCGCCAGGACTGCGGCGCAGGAGCTGGAGCGCCTGATCGCCGGGCTCTACGCGCGGCTCGAGGCTTCGGACCCGCGGCGGATCGTGCGCGAAGGGCTCGAGGCCCTCCAGGTGCTCGAACGGATCGAAGCGGCCGGGCTGCGGGGCACGGAAGTCTGGCGCATCGCGGCCGAAGCGGTGGTGGCGTACGCTGAGGCGCTGGCCCAGGCGACGCAGCCGATCCCCACGCCCGAGTGGGTGCCCGACATCAACCCCCGGGAGTTCGAGGAGCACATCACGGCACAGCTGCTCTTCGACGTCGACGCGGTGAGCGCTGCGTTCGCGAAGCTCGAGCAGGATGCGGCGAGGGCTGCGGACCGCCTCCGGAGCGAGTGGAGCGGCGTCTGGGACTGGTACGAGAAGCGCGTCGCGCAGATCACCTACCTGCAGCGCAACGGGGCGCTCGAAGCATCCGAGGCCGCCGGCTACATCCAACAGGCGTGGGTCGTCGCGGTCGGCGGGATGGCGGGTTCGATCGCCGACGCGTTCGGCTACATCGAACAGACCGCCAAGGGCGCGACCAGCCGCATTGCCGGCTACCTGGCCGGGCTCGCGCGATCCGTGCAGGGCGCCTCGCAGTTCGGTTCGCACGTGTCCACGATGGCCACGGGTCTCAAGATGTCCGCTGGTGCGGCCGGGGCTCTCGGGTCGGTGGCGACCGTGGCCGGCATCTACTACGCGATCTACCAGCTTGGCAAGCAGATCGTTGCGGACCGGGCCGCGCGGCGGTACAGCCCGCAGGGGGAGGTCGGGATCTCCGGGGGGCACCTGAGCTGGGCGGGCGGCGAGTTCGCACAGCAGATGCGCGACCTGATCAGCTCGATCGAAGACACCCTCGGCGGCTCGTTCAGCTCGCTCTCGCGGCTCGCGATCAAGGTCCGCAACGACGGGAAGGACGTGCAAGCGTTCGTTGACGGGGTGATGATCGGCACGTTCAAGTCGGTTGACGAGGCGATCAAGGCCGCCTTCACCCGGGCGCTGCGCACCTCGTCGCTCTCCGGGGTGGACGACCTGGTTGCGCAGGGGGTCGCGCAGCTCCGGTACTCGTCGCTCGACGAGGCGCTCTCGAAGCTCGGCGCGTTGCGCGAGATCGCCCAGCTCGACTTTGGCAGCGGCTTGACGTCGCTCCTGGAATCGGTGCGGGGCTTCGAGAAGCTCTGGGCCGTCCTGGCGGAGCTGCGGGAGGCGACCCCGGCGGTGGTTGCCGGCTTCGAGCGGCTCGCTGCGGCCGAGGCGCAAGCTTGGCAGGATGCGCGGGACGCGATCACGGGGCGCGAGCGCACGGCGGAAGAGGAGCGGGCGTACCGGGAACGGCAGGCGCAGATCTTCAACGCCGAGCTCGCATTGCGCAAGGCCGAGCTCGAGCTGCGGCGCTGGGAGCTCGCGCAGGAGATCGATCTCCTCCGCACCCGAGCCGAGATCGCGCGGGCCCGCGGCGAGCTCGGGCTCTCCGAGGAGCGGATCCGCCGGGGTGAGCTGGTGCGACAGGGCGAGGTGCTCGGGGCCGAGCTGTCGATGCGCTCCGACTACTTGCGGGCGCTCGGATCGCTTGCCGAGGGCGAGGCCAGGGTCCGGCAGGCAACCCTCGAGGTCGGGAAGACGGCCGTCGAGGCGCAGATCGAGCTGCTCGATGCACAGCTCGCGGCGCTCGACCAGCTCCTCGCGGCGCTGCCGACATCGATCGATCTGGGCGAGATCCGCATCCCGAACCTGGGCGGAGTGGATGTGTCCGCCGGCGGAGGTGGCGATCCCCTGGGCGACTTCCTGCGCGAGGTGGCCACGCTGTCGCGTTCGCTCCTGCCGCCCGCGGCGCGGCAGCTCGCGGAGCTGAACCTGCAGTTCGAGGAGCTCGTTGCCCGGGCTCTCGAACTGGGGGTCTCGACCGAAGAGCTCGACCGGATCTACGGCGAGATGCTCGCCGCGCTCCAGGCCGAAACGCGGAAGCCGTGGCAGGAGATCCTCGCGGGCAACGGGCCGCAGGCCGATTTCGACCGGATCATCCAGGCGATGATCGCGGGATTGCAGGACTACTTCGATCTCGGCCTCGATGGGACCGAGGTCATGCAGGCCGCGGCGGTGCAGCTTGCGGCGCTGCGGGATTCGATCCTCTCGTCGCTCTCGCCCACCTACGCGATGCAGATGCAGATCGACGCGCTGGCAGAGCAGATCGACTTCCTGCGGACCAACATGGAAGCTCTCGGGCTCTCGGCCGCGGATCTCGACGCCATCCTGGGCGAGCTTCAGCTTTCGAACTACCTCTCGCTGGCCGAGCGGATGGCTGACTACCTGGACGACCAGGGTCTCCTGATGGAGCTCGAACAGCTTCGCTGGGAGCTCGAGCGGGCCAACCTGCGCATGCAGATGGACCTGCTGCTCGAGGCCGGGGCGCTGAGCGAGGAGCAGTACGAGCGCCTCGTGCGGATCTGGGACCGGCTGCCGGATGCTGCCCCGGCAGGGTTCGGGTCCGGGCGCGGTGGGCGCGGCAGTTCGCCGGAGAGCAAGGTCTTCTCCGACGCCGTGGACCGGTTCCGGCGGGCGACCGAGCAGCTCATCGCCTTCCAGCAGGATCTGCTGCTCGGCCCGCAGTCGGCGCTGTCGCCCGAGGAGCGGTTCCTGGAGGCGCAGCGCCGGTATCAGGATGTCTACCAACGGGCGCTGGCTGGCGATCTGGATGCCCGCGAGCAGTTCGCACAGGTGGCGCGCGACTACCTCGACGCGGCGCGCGACTTCTTCTCGTCCTCCGAGAGCTACGCCCTGATCTTCGAGCAGATCCGCCGGGCGCTGGAGGTCCTGATCGGGATGAGCCCGCCGTCTGGCGGGTTCGGTGGCGGCAATGCTGGTAGTGGTGGCGGTAGTGGGGGCGGGGCCTACCCGGTGATCCCGTGGAGCCCGCCGAGGGGCAGCGTCGTGATCCCGGGGGGCGACCCGTGGCCGTGGTACACCCCGTCGCCGTTCCCGCCTGGTATCGGGACCCCACCGGCGCCACCGACCCCGCCGGGCATCGACCCGAGCACGGGCAAGTTGGCAGACGAGATCCGCAACAGCGGACAGTCGCAGGCGCGGGGCACGGAGCTGCTTCGGCGCGAGCTCGAGACCATGCGCGAGTCCCAGGCGGAGCAGCTGGACGAGATCCGCCGCCTGAACACGACGTTGACGCGCCGGGAGGCTCAGGCGCCACGGAGGAGTAGCGCGGCATGATCCCTGGAGTCACGGCGATTGGCGAGGTAGCGATCAGCGAGCTGCCCTTCGCGTATTCGCAGGCGCACCCCAACCCGCTGACCGCAGTGCTGGCCAATCCTGCGGCGGAGCTGATCTATGCCCTGGAGGCTGATGCGCTGCCCGCCGAGAGGCAGTGGCTGCGGTTCACGCACGACGGCGGAATCGGCACCGTAACATCCGGCTTCCTTGCCCCTCTGACAGATGGCAGCTACTCGGTGTCCGTGCGCTTCCGGCTGAACAAGATCGTCCCTGGGACCTGGCAGATGCTCGGCCCCAGGGCGTCTGCTGCGTTCTCCCCGACCGCGCCCGTGACGTTTCGCGTCGCCCCCGGCACGACACGGCTGGAGTGGGCGCACGGGGATGCACTGGTGATCCCGATGGGTGAGCTGGAGCTCGGGCGCTGGTACGTTGCCACCGTCTCGGCGGTCAAGATCGAGGAAGAGCTGTTCCGCATTCACGCATACGTAGGCGGCGCTCCGGCGGGTGGCGAATCGGGCTGGGGGCTGGATCCCAGCCTTGGATTTGTCGCGTGGGGCTCACAGGAACCACCCGGTCCGGGTCCGAGTGAGGCCCCCTCCTACGTGGACGTGGCGCGCACCCGGGTCTGGCGCGCCGCGCTTTCTCCGGCCGAAGCTCTGGCCGACGCGCTCGGCGAGGAAGTACTCCCGGGCGAGCTGATCCATGCGAGCGACTGGAGTGACGGGGCCGGCCCCTTCGTCTCTTGCACCGTGGGCCCTCCGATGACCCGCTCTTTGCAGGGCACGGAGTGGGGGGCAGACACGGCCGAGGGCGAGACGATCTATCTGGCGTCTCGCGACTACCGCACGGGGGCCGAGGACACGCCGGCGCACACGCAGTTCCCTGCGCGCCTGTCTGTCCCCTACTCGGCGGAGTCCTCCATCCTGGAGAACGGTACGCCCACCGCGGGTGGGTCGGCCTCCCTGGGCGTCGTCGAGATCGTGAACACGGACGGCGCCTGCGACAACCTGGCGGCCTCCTCCTGGTACGGGCGGCGCCTCGAGATCAAGGTCGGGACGCGAGCGATCCCGTACCAGGAGTGGGCGACGGTGTTTCGGGGTGCGGCCGAGGGGCTCTCCTGGGATTACGACCGGCTCACCCTCGCGCTGCGCGCTCCCTCTGCTGGCCTTGCCATCCCGGCCCAGGCCGCGCGCTATGACGGACGTGGGGCCTGTCTGCGCTTCGACGGGGTGGACGACTACGCCACCGGCTCGCTGGCCGCCGGTTTTCTGGGCTCTCGCACCTTCGAGGCGTGGGTCCGTCCGCTGGGGTTGCCGAGTCCGGTGGCTCTTGCCGGGATGCTCGTCGCCACTGGGGGCAGCACGGACGCCGGAGCGTTGTACTGCTTCCTCCTCTACAACGGCCAGTTCGGCGCTCGTCTCGTGAAGTCTGGTCTCGATCCGGGAGTTTCCGCGGGCGGCGGACAGGCCGTCCTGGGCCGCTGGCACCACGTTGCCGTCGTCTACGACGAGACGGCGGGCTCTCTCGTGGTCTATCAGGACGGGCTGCCCATAGCTGCCATCGAGGTCCCCTTCCAGCCGGTCACCGGTCCGACGGCGGTCAACCTGGGGCGCGGGGCAACGTGGCCGCAGTTCTTCGAGGGCGAGATCGACGAGGTCCGGCTCTGGACGCGCGCCCGGACGGCCGCTGAGATCCGAGGGGACATGCACCGCCGCCTGACCGGAGTCGAGGCGGATCTCGCGCAGTACTGGCGCGTGGACGAGGGGACCGGCAGCACGCTCGCGAACGCGGTCACCGGCGGGGCGTCCCTGTCCGTTTCCGGTGCGATCTGGGTTGGCACCAACGAGGGGCTGGAGAGCGTCGCCGGGCGTCCCAAGCCTCTGGTGTATGGCCGGGTCAACCACGTGGAGCCGGTGCTGCTCGATCCGGCAAAGCTCGTCTACCAGGTCCATGACGGGCCGATTCAGTCCGTGCTCGGCGTCTACGACCAGGGGGTCGGACTGACCGCGGCCGGCGACAGCGGCGACATCTACGCCACCGCCCCGGACCCCGGCAAGTACCGGACCGACCGCTCGCGCGGCCTGCTGCGCCTGGGTTCCGTGCCTGTAGGGCCGCTTACCGTGAGCCTCGAAGGGGACGCCTCGGAGGGAGGTCGCGGCTATTCCGCCGCTGTCGGGGAGATCCTGCGGCGGCTGGCGCTGCGCGCCGGACTGACGCCCGAGCAGCTCGACGAAGGGAGCTTCGCTGCCCTCTCGGCAGCGCGGCCGGGCGTCATCGGCTTGGCGGAGTCGGCAACGGCGGAGCAGGCGATCTCGGAGATCGCCGACTCCGTGGGAGCGTACTGGACCTATACGCGCGGGGGGCTGCTATCCGTGGGCGTGGTCGAGGGGCCGGGCACCGCGGTCGCCGAAATCACCGAGGCCGACATCGTACTCGGGACGCTGGAGCGGCTCCCTGCGCCAACCCCTGTGCAGCGCTGGCGCATCGCCTACGGTCGGGTGCATCGGCCGCATGCTGCGAACGAGATCGCGGGCTCGGTCTACTCCGGGGCTCCTTCTACATGGCTGTACCTGCAGTCCGAGTGGCGGTGGACAGTCGCGGAGGCGCCGGGCCTCGGGGCAGAGGCGCCCACGGCCGACGAAGTCCTGGTGCATTCCTGTTACGCCTACGAGGCCGACGCGCGCGCCGAAGCGGAGCGGCGACTCGCGCTCTACTCGGCCCCGCGAGACGTCTTCTCGATGGGGCTCACGAAGTATCGCCACCAGCTCGACATCGGGCAGACGGTGACACTGCGCCTCTCGCGCTACGGGCTGACCGCCGGCAAGCAGATGGTGGTCGTCGGCTGGGCCGAGGACGCGACGAGCGGGGAGATGCGGGTGACGCTGTGGGGGTGACGAAGTGGGTGGTACGCGCCGAAGTGCTGCTCGGCGATCAGGACGCGGACGAGGTGGGGCGCGAGATTGCCGCCGCCGTCGCCCCTGCCGAGATCACCGCAACACAGGTCATGCCGATGGAGGGGGGCGGGCGGATCTGGGGTGGGACGTGGGAAGCCCCGGCGCCTGGCCTCCAGCTCCACGTCTGGGCCTCGTTGCAGGCGTTGCTCACGGATCGGGGATGGGCCGGGTCGCTCGCCTTGCACGAATGCCGGCCGGGAGAGTCGTGTCGCAACGAGACCTATCGCGAATGGAGGAGGACGAGTGGATGAGCTGCTGATTCTGACTCCGGAGGTAAGTGATGCCGCCGCAATCCTCCCCTTGGCGTCCGGAAGCACGCCCGGGTCGATGGGGGTGGGGAACCTCTTGCGCATGCAGCCATCCGATGTGTGCCGCTGGACTGACCCCGCTCTGGCCGGCTGCTACCTCGACCTCGGGGGCCTGCGACCGGTGGATACGGTCTGGCTTGGCTATCACGGAGCGCGCCCGTCTGCGCCAAGCTCTGCGTGGAAGGTGCAGAGCGCCGACTCGCTCGACGACCTGATCGACGAGGCTCCGAGCTTCGACTCGGGCTGGCTGCCGATGCCCAGCGCTGACCCGGACCTCTACGACGGGCGCACGCACGAGCTGTTTCGCCTCCCCGCCGAGGTCACAGCCAGGTTCTGGGCGATCCGCTTCGACTTCCCCAGCTCCGAAGACGCCTTGCCAAGTGGCTACTTCGAAGCCGGACGCCTCGTCCTCGGGCGCGCCTACTGCCCCGCCGCCGGGGTGGAGTACGGCGCGCAGCTTGGCGTGTCGGAACAACCGCAGGAGCTGCAGAGCGAGGGCGGGCAGGTCTATCTGCGCGGCAGGGCGAAGCGACGCTGGATGCGCTTGTCCTGGGCGGCCGACTCCGAGCAGTCCGCCCACGACGATGCGCTGCGGCTCGCGCGGCAACGCGGGGCCTCCCGCGAGATGGTCGTCTGTTCGAAAGCCAACGGCTCTCCGGCCGCGGTGATGGCGCGTACGGTGTACGGCGTCGCCGATGAACCCCTGCTCGTGAGCATCCTTGGATACAACACCTTCACCGTCGACCTGACGGTCCGGGAGATCCCCTGATGGCCCTGAAGATGCGCGATCGCGTGAAAGAAACCACCACGACCGTCGGGACCGGCGCCTATACCCTGGGCGGCGCCGCGACCGGTTTCCGCGCGTTCAGCGCGGTCCTCACGAATGGTGATACCTGCTACTACGCCTGCACGGACGGCGTGAACTGGGAAACGGGGCTCGGAACCTATACCTACTCCATCAATGGGCACCAACTCGCGCGAACAAGCATCTACGCATCGAGCAACTCCGGGAGCGCGGTCAGCTGGAGCGCCGGGACCCGCGACATCTTCCAGTCCTACCCGGCAGAGGGGCTACTCTTCACGGCCAACAACCTCTCGGAATTGAGCGGTACGCGGACGCTCGTCCTGGCCAACCTCGGGCTGCTCCCGGGCTCGCAGAGCGGTGGCGCGAACGGGCAGGTGGTCCGCCTCTCGTCGGCCAACGCCTGGGTCGCTGCTTCCCGGACCAACACCGTGGACCAGCTCGTCGGCCTGATGTTCCGGCAGGGCAACGCTTACTGGCCGCCGGGCTCGGTGATCACCGGGCTTTCTGGCCTGACCGCAGGCGCTGTCTACTACCTCTCGACCAGCGGCGCAATCACCACCGTTGCGCCAACCCCGTCCGGCAGCCTTCGCCGCGTGGTGATCGGGAAGGCCATCTCCACCACTGCGCTGCTTTTCTGGCCCGGGACGCCCATCACGGGGTAACGCAATGCCGCAGATCCTTCGCCCCGACGGCACGCTCCAGACTGACTTTTGGCGAGTCTCCGGGACCGGCAGCGCCGTGTTGCATCCGGCCATCAACGAGGTAGACCCGGACGACGCGACTTCAATCCGGTGTCCGAACCCGGGCGGTGGGCTGCACTGGGACGAGCAGACGGCGAAGTTCTCCCTCCCTCCGGCCGATGAGCCCGCGAGAAGGACCTCGCATGCCGTGTTCCTCCGTCTCTGGCGCCGCCCGGATGCAGAATCGACGGCCAGTTTCAAACTCACTCTGAAGGGTGGAAGCTACGAGCACGACTTCTACGGTACGGCGCCTCCAGACCCGACAGCCTTGCAGTTCACAGTGCCGGAGGCACAGGCGCGAGACTTCGATGACTACTCGGCGATGGAGGTCTGGATCGAGCGGAGCTACGCCGCGTCGGGGTTCTATGTCTCCTGGCTTGCGGTGACCATCCCGTACCCGGCATTCGCTCACCTCGACCAGAGCAACGGCGGGTTGATCGTGGCCGCTCCCTCGAGCGGGCATTACCTCGAGCTGGCTGGTGGAGGCGCGCTGCGCATCGCTGGCGAGGAGACGGACGGAGCCCTCACCCTCGGGGGCGGAGGCGGTTATGTGGTCAAACTCTAGGAGGTGCCGATGACGATCCACCGAATCCGGCGTGGGGACACCTTGCCGCCGCTGCGCGCCACCCTGACCGGGCAGGATGGCGCCGCGATCACTCTGGAGGACAGCACCGTCGAGCTGCACCTCGCGCGGGCTGGCCGCGTGGTGGTGCGCGAAGCGGTGATCCTGGATGCTGCCAAAGGGATCGTGCACTACGAATGGAGCGCCGCTGATTGGGAGGAAGAGGGGCTGTCGGTCGGCTCCTGGCGCCTGGAGTGGCAGGTGTCGCTCGGCCCGGGCGACGTGATCACCGCTCCGCCGACCGGCCATGACGTGCTCGAGATCGAAGAGGACCTGGCCTGATGGCGACCCTTGGCGAACAGTCCCTTCTGTCGGTGCTTCACGGCGGGGAGCCACTCCCCGGAGTCGAGACGGAGCTCGCAGCGCCACTGCGAGCGCACCCGAGCGCCAACATCCCGCTCGCCGCGCGTGCGGCGCTCGACGTCATGGCCCGGCGCCGCGGTGACCAGGCCGAGCTCAACCTGTCTGCAGCGCTCTGGTGGGAACACCTCGAGCCAGGCGTCCCGGGCGTGCTGATGCGCAACGAGTTCGGCTCAACTGTCTACGGGCCCTGGATCGTCTGCCCCATCGCGACAGCCGCCCGGGTCCATGCCGGCAACGATGCCGGACGGCGAGCCCGGGAATGGGTGCGCGCCTGGGCCACGCTCGCGGTGCTCGCCACCGGCTGGGAGGAGGGGCTGCTCATCTCCGACCAGGATGATCCCCCGGGGCGCCCGGCCCCCGGGCCGGTGTTTGCCACCGCCCAGAGCGACCGGCAGGCTGGCTACACCCGCCGACGGCGCGGGATCTTGCCATCGGTCTTCGCCGGCGAGCGCTCCTGGCAACGGTCGTGGCAGGGAGATGACGACTGGCGGCTCGCTCGCAGCTACATCGACGAGCCTTCGGCCTCGCAGCTCGTGCAGTCCCTGCTCGGAATCCCCTGGCGACCCCACCCGGGCGAGGACGGCGACTGGGTGGCGCGATATGTCGCCGGGGTGGCGCGCACGTTCCCCGCCGAAGACCCCGTGCTCCCCCTCAACAGCGCAGAGGTTGCCCTCCTGGCCTCCGTCTTCGCGGATCGTTCAGCACAGTCCGTCGCGCGTGTGCTGCCCTGGCTCGACGGCTGGGTCCCCGAGCATCGCTACGTGCTCGGTTGCACCGATCGCGGCCTCTGGATGCTCGCGACATCCGGCGGCCGGACTTCGACGGCTCCGCTCTACGCCGCCACGTGGGAAGCGGGCGGGGCGCAAGGTTGGCTCGCCTGCGATGACGGGCGCCGGAAGTCGGGGGGAGCCCCGGATGCCATCGTCGCTGGCCGAGGCTGGGAAGAAGGCGATCTGCTCCGGTGCGAGCGATCGGATGGGCTCTACGGCACCCGCGAGCTGCGCAAGCCTGGCGGCGCCGAGCTCTGGCGCCTGCAGATCGGTCCGGACGGCTACCGCCTCGAGGTCCCCGCTGGCGAAACTTCGCCCGCGCCTCCGCCTGCCCCTGCTCCGCCTCCGGTACGCCCCAGGCGCCGGCGGTGTCGCCTGCTGCGGCGCCTCTTCGGGAGGGGCTGACGTGCCCGGAGCGCCAGCCGGACTCGCTCTCTTCGAGACTGCGTACGCGCGAACACTCGCCTGGGAACAGCCGTACGCCAACGATCCGGCAGACCCCGGTGGCGAGACCGTTTACGGGATCGCGCGGCGTCGTCACCCCGACTGGCTCGGGTGGCGCAGGGTCGAGGCTCTGCGCACTCAGCCTGGCTTCCCGCGATCGCTGGGGACCGATGTCGAACTGCAGCGGCTCGCCCGAGCCTTCTACGCGACGGAGTTCTGGCGTCCGCTCCGCTGCGACGAGATCGCCGTGGCCGCGGGAGGCGAGCTCGCCGCCAAGGTCTTCGATGTCGCAGTCAACGTCGGCCGCCGGCGGGGCGCCGAGTTCCTCCAGCTCGGTCTCCGGGCCGCCGGGGCTGATCTCGCCGTCGACGGGCGCATCGGGCCCGGCACCCTCGGGGAGCTGGCCCGGACCGGGCCAGAGATGTCCTTGGCGCTCCTGCGGTCCGTCCAGGCGGGCTACTACCGCGGCCTCGCCGCGGCGCGCCCGAGCTTGCAGCGCTTCGCGAACGGGTGGGAGCGAAGGGCGCTTGCGTGACCACTCCGGCACCTGCCTCCAAGCAGGAGACCCCCTGGCGCGAGGGACCACCGAAGTGGCTCTACACTGCCTACGCAGTCGGGCTGGCGACGATTCACCTCGCCCTGGCCGGGCTCGACGTCGGGCGCTTCTTCGACCTCTTCGACCTCGCCTGGCCGTTCTACGGGACGCTGATCGCGATCACGAGCGGCTCCGCGGTAGCGCTCCACCTCGGCAGGCGTCGCGCTGCGCGACCCCTGGGAATGTACGACGAGAGTACGCACGCATACCCCTACGAAACAGCGGGGAGCTACGATGACACCCGAACCCTTGACGACCTGGGACTCCCGGCTCCGCCGCGTCGGTAGTCTGGTGCTGCGGCATGGCGTGACCTGCGCGGTCGGAGGTGCGCTCGCGCTCCTGCTGGCCGGGGAGCTTCTCGACTGGCGACGCGAGCAAGAGCCGGTGCGCCGCGTGGTGACCGTCCGCCCGACCTCGCGACTGGCTGATGCCGAGTTGGTTCGCATCCCGGCCGATCTCGTCGTGCCGGTGATCCCAGGCCGGACCCTCACGCGGCTGGAACGCGACTACGCCACCGGGCCCCTGGCAACCGTCGTCCCATCCGGCGACATCGTCGGGTCGAGCGGATCCACTCTGTCCGGCGGGCTCGCCGATGCGGAGCTCGTGCTCGGCGAGTTCCGCCTCCCGCGGCTACCAGAAGGCGGGGGGGCCCTGGTGACGCGCGACGCCGGCGGAGGAGTCGACGTTCGGGTGTTGCCAGCTCCCCGCCGCTTCCTCTCCATCCGCCCGGAGTGGTCCATCGGGGGGCTGGTCTCGCCGTCCGGCGCGGAACGCGACTGGCGGGCCTACGGCCGCTGGAGCGGGCTGCGAATCGGCCGCGTCCATGCCGTGGTCGAAGGCGGGGCACACCGCACCGGGAATCGTTCGGGCGCCTACGCCATGCTGGGCGCTGAAATCCGCTTCGGCGCTCAGTAGACTGCCTGCGCCAGTTGACTTGCATGCCACAGGCGCCGCGCCCAATCAGAGACCACTGCGAACTCAGCACCCGCTGGCGTACCATGCGGTACAACCTCGCCGGAATCATCTGCAAGTGGTAGCCGTAGCAGGCATTTACCAGGGTTCGAAAGTTTCGTTCCGTCCCATTCCAGACCATCCGGGTAGATCGCCTGGGCGAAAGGGGGGCGGCGGCTAGCCGGCAGGACTTCCCAGGTCTCTGCCGGGCGGATCAGGAGCTCGCGCCCGGCCCGCAGCACGTCGATGAGCGACAGCTCCTCTGCTCCCTCCATGCTCGCGATCTCGGCTTCGGCGCGCTGGCGTTCGGCGGCCAGTCGCGTGCTCTGGCGCCGGTAGTCGTCCGGGTCGAGGACCCCATCGGTGAGCAGGTCGAGCAGGCGTTGGCGTGCGGCGCCGAGGCGCTCCAGTTGGTGCCGCGCTCGAGCAGCGGTCGCGGCACGTTCGCTGGCTCCCGCCTCGAACCGCGCGGAGATCGTCTCCTCGAGCAACGTCACGAGCTCGGGCGGGCAGGCTTCGCGTGCGAGCAGGGCGCGGAAGGCGCCATGAAGGCGGTCGGCCGAGCCGCTCGCGTGTCCGCCGTGCGGACAACGGTAGTAGCCGCGGCTCTTCGCGCGATCGCCGGTGAGGGGGCGGCCGCAGAAGCAGCGGACGATCCCTTTGAGGGGGTGAAGCTCGGTCCCGCTCCGGCGGGATCCGGCGTCTCAACGCGCAGCGTCTCTCGAGCTGCGCCCGCCGCACCGGGTTTCCTGGTCATGCGGCGCGACGCCTCCGTCGCGCCCAGCGCGCTTCGATGTGTCGTCGTGCCTGCCCCGGGTCCGCGTCCGCGAAGTCGCAGAGCAGGGCGAAGTCCTCGCTCGCGAAGTAGGCGCGCCAGTAGCGCATGCCAACCTGGTCGGCCCCTCGCTGCATCCGCTCTTTGGCTGGAGGCGGCCTCCAGTTCGCCGGGAAGCGGACCGGCCAGAGCTCAGCGGCATCCTGCAGCGTGATGGCAAGCACCGCGCGCCAAAGCCTCTTGGCGTCAAGCTCCCGGCGCCGGAAGTCCTCGGAGAGCAGCGCTTCCATCCCGCTCTCGTCGAGCTCGTGTGCCGGAGTCACCATCCCGGCCATACGTCCTCCCAGGTCTTGCTGGTGGGGTAGAGAGGCTGCGCCATGCGGCCGGAGTGGCGGTCCCGCCGTGGCTTCCCGGGCGCAACGAGGCCCGAGCTGACAAGCAGGCTCGCGCGCCGGCCGATGATGTACCGGTCGATGCCGTGGGCGTGCGCGAGCTCGAGGCCGGTGAGCCCCGGGGTCCGGCAGATGGCTTCCCAGACCTTGCGAGCCTGCGAGACCTCGGCGCCGGCGACGCGCACCTCGACCGCAGCCAGGTGGGACGTCACCGGATCGAGCCGCGCTGCGAGGGGACGATTCGGCCGCGGCGCCGCTTTGGTCAGCAGGGACAGCTGCTCGCTCACGACGCACCGCCCCAGCGAGACAGGTCGCCGGTCTCGAAACCATCGGCGAAGATCGAGGCGGTCTCCGGACAGAACGCCCCGGCATCGAGGGCATGAAACGGCATCCCGGCCCACTCGGGAGGGAGCATTTGCCCGGGCCTCGGGATGGCAGCTCCCTGGTTATGGACGCGCCCGTCTCCGCACTGTTGCCAGACAGCGAGGAGGGCCGGGCCGGGAGCGTAGCCGTCCCACGGGATCTCGAACGCGATCTCGAGTGTCTGCCCCGCGCCGAACCAGACCGTCACCGGGACTCGCCAGGGAACCCAGCCATGTTCCGGATGTTCGTCGATGCGGTAGTAGAGGCCGGCCTCGACTGCGGACGTCTCCGTTGCCCGGAGTGACACGCGGAGGATGTCGAGCCGGAATGGGGTCCAGTCCGGGGGGGCGATCGCCGGCGGGGGTGGCTCTGGCGAGATCTCCCAGGCGTAGCCGACCGGATGGATTGGGGCGGCGAGGACCGCGGCGAGGAGGAGGGCGGTCACGGCGCCGCTCTCCCGCGCACGGCCTCTTGCGTGGGCGCCTTCACAGCTCGCCGTTCTCCTCGATGAACTGCTCGCGCAGCTCGTCCTCGACGCGCTCGGTTTCCGCTTTCACTTCGTCCAGCTCGCGCATCAGGCGGTCGCGCTCGCGTCGCAGCGCGACGAAGCGCGCGATGGTCTCACCCTT